GGCGGGGGCGCTGATCGTGTTCGTGCCGTACCTCCAGTTTATCCCGAGGGACTTCGGGTTCGTGATGATGGCACTTGGTGGTGGGATGATCGTGCTGCCGACGATCCTCGACCGCTACCTGACGTGGATTCTGCTCGGCGGGCTGGCGTACCTGCTGGTCCGGTCGGGGATGCTGGCGAAGGGACTGGACTGGTTCAAGACGGCGACCGGCCCGGAAGCACAACTCAACCTTCGCACCCAGGGCGATCACCGGGCGGCGGGAGCGCTGGCATACCTCCACACCAAGGGGGATCGGATCAGGGCGAAATCCGTCGCAACGCCATCGCCGTCGCCATCCTGATCGGATTGCCGCTGGCCGCGCTCGCGTGGTTCTCCCTGCGAGACAAGCGAAAGGACTCCAATGCGTGACAACGACCCGCCCAACTGTCCCGGCTGCGGTGCGCCTCTACGCCGGGTGACGGCGTTCATCAAGCTCGGGTCAAGCCCGCGCGAGTGGGACGGCATCCGCGCCGTCACCTACCACTGCAAGAAGGAAAACAACTTCTGGTGGGACCACCTCGACGGTTCCCCGCTCTGCCTGCAAGCACGAAAACGGAGTGAGAATCATGGCTGACATACTTAACACGATGGCCGATCAGTTCGACAAGCAACTGCTCAAGATGGTTAAGTCGGGCAAGAAGATAGTGCTCGGCCACGACGGCACGCCGACCGAAGTGGACCTGACCGCCGCCGACCGCAATGTGATCCGCCAGCGACTCAAAGACTGTGGCATCACATCCGCACGAACCAAGGGCAGCACCATCGACCAACTCGCCGAGGCGATGGGCGGGGACTCGTTCAAGTTCCCGGCCCCGCAACTCCCCGACGTGCCCGAAGGCGACGACGCCGCGACGGCGTAACGGGAAAACCCAATGAGCAAGCCCGAGCGGTTCATCGTCATCGGCGACACGCACGGCGACATGGCACACCAGCCCAGCCTGAAGGTGGTGCGTAGCTTCCTGAAATGCTGGAAGCCGACAATCAGGATTCACCTTGGCGACCTGTTCGACATGCGACCGCTGCGAAACGGCGCGAGCGATGAGGAGCGACGCAGCGGCATCATGGACGATGTGGTGGCGGGGATTGATCTGATCGACTGGTACAAGCCCACGCATTTTCTCCGTGGTAATCACGACGAACGGCTGTGGGACATGCTCGCGCAAAGCAACAAAACAAAGTCCGAGATCGCCAGCGAACTCATCCAGAAAATCCAAGCCCGCCTCGATGCGGTGAAGTGCGCGCCGATGCTGCCCTACAACAAGCGCGACGGCGTGCTGCGGCTGGGGCGTTTGAACGTGATCCACGGATTCCACCACGGCAACAACGCCGCATCATCCGCCGCCCGCGTGTACGACAATGTGATGCAGGGGCACGCCCACTCAATCCAGGGCATGCCAATCCCAGGCCTGTCTCCACGATCCGGACGGGCGATCGGATGTCTGTGTAATCTCGAACTTGGCTACAACCGGGCGTCCGCGAACACGCTGGCGTGGGAGCATGGGTTCGCCTACGGCATCCTGCACCGGGACGGAAACTACCAAGAGTGGCAAGCCCGCCCCACCGGCGGGCGGTGGTATCTACCAACGGAGATGTCATCGCATGAATACGTCCACCATTGAGGCGATCCGCAGGCTGGAAGCCATCATCGAGGTCGAGAATGATGTTCCCGCCGGATGGTTCACTGCCGGGCAGTACCGGAACATCGTCGGCATATCACTCACCGCCGCACAAAATCGGATCGACAAAGCTATACGCGAAGGCCGGGCCGAGCGCCGGATGATTCGCATCACGGGGCGGCGACCGTGCTGGATTTACCGGGCAAAGGAACGCAAGCGTAAATGACGCAAACCATCACCGGGACGCAGTACGTCGAGCGCCTGCGAGGCGACCTGCGTTTCTTCGTGCATGAGTTGTGGCGGTTCCACGGACTCGACAAGGTGGCCCCGCTCTCGGACCTCGAGTACGACATCCTCCACTGGCTCCAGAACGGGCCGAGCCGGCGCGGTGTCATCGCGTTCCGTGGCGAGGGCAAGTCGTACCAGACCAACGCCTTTGTCGCCTGGCGACTGCTCAACGATCCCGAGTTGAAGGTGCTCCTCGTCTCCGCGTCGCAAACCAAGTCCCGCGATAACCTCCGCCAGATCAGGACGTGGATATACCACACCCCTTTTCTGCAACACCTGCGACAGACCGGCGACGGACTCGACAGCGCCGACAAGTTCGACGTGGGCGGCATCCGACCCGCCAAGAACCCGTCGATCGCCGCGTTCGGCATCACCGGCCAGATCACCGGGCACCGCGCCGGCCTGATCGTGCCCGACGACGTGGAGACGCCCGAAACCGCCATGACGCGGGAGATGCGGGTCAAGCTCCGCGAGCGCGTCAAAGAGTTCGACTCGATTCTGCTCCCCAAGGGGCAGACCGTCTATCTCGGCACCTACCAGAACGAGGAGTCCATCTACCTTGACCTCGCCAAATCCGGCTACGCCTTCCGATCCTGGCCCGCCCGCTACCCCATGCCGGGCGACTCCCTACTCAACTTCTCGCCCACCCTGCAACGCAAACTCGACAAGGGCGAAGCAAAACCCGGCGAACCCACCGCACCCCTGCGATTCAACAGCGACGACCTCGCCGCCCGCGAGGCCAGCGTCGGCAGGTCCACGTTCGCCATGCAGTTCCTGCTCCACACCAACCTGTCCAATGCGCTGCTCTACCCGCTGAAGATGGCGGACTTCATCGTCCACCCCGTCCACCCCGCCAAGGCACCCCGAAACATCGCGTGGGGCAAACACGCCGGCAACAACTCCACCGCCGTCAAAGACGTGCCCGGCTACGGCCTCGCCGACGACTGCTGCTACGGCCCCATCTACGTCGATTCCGACTGGCTCCCCTACCACGGGACCAAGATGTTCATCGACCCCTCGGGCGGCAAGAACAACGACGAAACCGCCTGGGCCATCGTCGGGCAACTCCACGGCTACCTCTACATCAAGCGGGTCAGCGCCTACCGTGGCCCGCACTCGACCGAGAACCTCGCCAGCATCGCGTCCGATGCCCTGCACCACCGGGTCAATGACATCATCGTCGAGGACAACTACGGCGGGACCATGCTTGCCCAGCTTCTCAAGCCCGCCGTCGCCCGGCTGTTCATCGAGGCCAACAGCGAGAAAGCCAAGGAGCTAGACCTGCCCCACGGCTGGGCCGCGACCGTCGAACCCCTCCACGTCACCGGCCAGAAAGAACTCCGCATCATCAACACCCTCGAACCCGTCATGAACCAGCACCGGCTCGTCGCCGACCCCTCCGTCGTCAAGGACGAGGTGCTGATGACCCAACTCACCCGCATCACCCGACAACGCAACTGCCTTAAACACGACGACCGCATCGACGCCCTCGCCGGGGCGGTGGGATTGTTCACCGAACTGATGGATCAGGACGCCGCCCGAACCGTCAAGCAGATCGACGCCCGTGAGTACCGGCGGCACCTGCGGCTGTCCCAGCCCCGCGCCGGGCACCCGCCCGAGCCGGCGTGGGCGAGGCTGTAAGGGCGCATCTTCGCCCCGGGCGAAGATGCGCTGACCGTTCTCACTGTCAACGGTTGACAGTGAGAATCTGACAGAAGCAACTCTGTCGTCTCTGTCGTCTCCGTCGTCTCTGTCGTCTCTGTCAGATAGGGGCTTAACAGAAGCCATCTCTGGTCTCTCTGGTCTCTCTGGTCTCTCTGTTACCGCCCCAGGCGAGGCTGTGACGGGCGCATCTACGAACCGTTCGTAGATGCGCTGACCGTTCTCACTGTCAACCGTTGACAGTGAGAACCCGATTTTCGCATTAGAGCCGCCGTGGCGCGTCCTAGGTGTCGGGTGGCACATTGGGTCGTCTTGAAGCCCAGGACGCGCCATAACCAATCCTAGCCGTGCTAGCGTTGATTCTGTGGGTGGCGAAGGTTGGGACCGGAACACGCGAGGGGTAGTAACGCAATCGCAGCCGCCGGGCGCCCCCCCGTGGGGGGCGACCGTGACCAGGGCGGGGCGACCGTGACCAGGGCGGGGCGACCGTGACCAGGGCGGGGCGACCGTGACCAGGGCGGGGCGACCGTGACCAGGGAGGGGAGAGCCGACCG